CTCGGCCACACGGGTGCGGGTGCGCTCCATCTCGGCCAGGCGTTCGGTCGTTTCGAACAGCCGCAACTGCCGCTCGATGTCGTCGCGATCGCGCTGCGCCTTGATCTGCTGGGCCTGCGCCTGCTCGATCGTGCGCTGCGCGTCGGTGCGGCGGTCGGCAATGGTCTGCGCCTGAACGTCGGTCTTCGGCGTGATCGCGTCCAGCTTCCGCAGCAGCTCGCGCTGCGCGTCGATCTGCGTCTGCTGCCGCGCCGTCTCGGCCGAGAGTGCCGCATCGGCGATCTGCCGCCGGCGGTCGAGGTAGGTCTGCAGGTCGGTCAGGCGCACGCCATAGCTTTCCTGCAGCGCACGCTCCTCGCGGCGCGCGGCATCCAGTGCCAGTTCGACTTCGGTGTCGAACACACGGCGTGCGCTCGGTATCGGCTGCGCCACGCCCTTGCGCGAGGCCGTATCACGCGCCTCGGCCAGCTTCCGCACCAGATCTTTCTCAAGCTTGTCGTATTCGGCGGTGCCCTGAAGCAGCGCGTACTTACTGCGGAAGTCGGCCAGCGCCTTCTCGGCCTTGGCGATCTGTGAAAGGTTCTTGGTGATCTCGTCACCGATATCGGCTTCAAGACGGCGACGACGCTCAGCCTGCTCGCGCTGCTCATCCATCGCTTTGCGCTGGCCGGCATTCATCCAGCCGCCATCGTCGCCGCTACCCCTGAGCCATTCCAGTTCCGCCTTGTCGCGCTCGATCTGGCTGCGAATTGCCGAAACCGTGCCACCCTTTGGGTCGTAGCCGTTTCGCACCTGCCGTTGCAGCAGTTCCTCGTTCTTCCTGATCGAGGCCTCCAGCGCCTCGGTTTCCTTCTCGAAGCCGCGCAGGACATAGCCGGCGTACGCGGCGTAGCCCTTCGCCAACGTCGAGAAGAATCCGTCACCGCTTCGCTTCGCGCGCTCGAACGCCTCGGATACCTCGGAAAGCGCCTCGGACAGGGTGTTCAGGGCGCCCTTCAACACCTGCCCCACACCCGAGTCCGCCACGGCCTGGACGAAACGCTCCCACGCGCTCGCAAGCCGATTCATGGCCTGCTGCGCGCCGTCAGCGGCGGTCACCGCGGTATCGCCGAGCTGTGTGCGCAGCGCCGCCGCAAACTTCGGCAGAAAGTCGCTCGCGATGACCTCACCGCGTTCCAGCATCTTGGAAAGCTGACCCTCGGTGACGCCCATCGCCTGCGCCGCAAGGCGGAAGGCCCCCGGCAGCTGATCGCCCAACTGGCCGCGCAGTTCTTCCGCCTGCACGGTGCCCTTCGACATCATCTGCGCCAGCGCGCGCAGCGCACCTTCCTGCCGCTCGGCAGAAAGGCCCAGCACGGAACTGGCCTGCGCGATCGACTCGAAAACCTCGCGGGCGCGGGTGCCTTCAAGCGAAGTGCCGCGCGATGCAGCCATGAACTGCACGTAACTGCGCGACAACGATGTCAGCTCAAGGCCAAGGTTCGACGCTGTCTCGCGTACGTAGTCGAGGTCGGCCCCGGCGTCCCGACCCAGCGCGAACTGAATACCGGCCCGGAAGTTGTCCAGCCGGCCCTGCGCTTCGAGCAGTGCGCGGCCCACGTCGATCACGGCGTCCGCGATCTGCTTGAGCGTGAAGACCCCAACACCCAGCCCGACAAGGCCGGTCGCCATCGACCGCAGTCCGCCGCCTGCAGCGCCGCTTGCCGCGTCGCCCACACCGGTAATGCTGTTCTTCAGGTCGTTCAGTTCAGCCTTGGCCTTGGCGGCTTGCGCACCGATGCCAGATGCCAAGCCCCCGCCGCCACTACCTTGGCCAACGCTGGCCATCGCCGTCTTCACCTCGGCAATGCTGGTCTTCAGCTCGCCGAGTGCGCGCTGCATGCCGCCCAGGTCGCCGCCGGTGGCGGTGCTGGGCGTGCCCTGCGTGACGGCCGCGATGGCGCCGCGAACTTCCCCGAGCGCCTTCATTGCCTGGTCGTACTTGACCTGCAATTCCAGCGAGAGGGTGTTCTTTACGTCGGCCACCAGGTCACTCCAGGGGTTGGTCGTTGGCGATCGCTTCGAGCTGGTCGGCTGTCCGCATCAGCTCCCTGCCGTCACCGATCACGTTGCGTGCAGCCTGTGCGGTGAGCAGCAGGTGCTGGCGGGCGCGATGCGCCTCGGCGCGGCGAATTGCGCCCAGGTACAGCTCGATCTCCGCCAGCGTGTAGTTCGCTATGTCGGCGCGGCGGTGGCCGTGCTCGATGAGCTGCTGGAAGGTGTCGGCCCAGCCACGCGCGCTGCGCCGATCCGGGTGATCGACGCCAGCAGCATCGGCGCCAGGCGCTGGACGAAAAAATTCATGTTCACCGCCAGCACCTCGGCCGCGACCTGAATCAGCTCAGCCGGGTCCAACTCGCCGACCCACTCTTCCGGCTCACCGGTCGCCAGCGACACGGCGAGGATTACGTCCGACGCGTGCCAGACAATCAGATCCTGCAGGTTCAAGTCCTTGAGGCTGATCTGCGTCAGATCGGCCTTGCCGTCGATCACCGGCGCGAAGGCCTGCGCCAGCGGCAGTACCGCCTGCGCGAACCGGCTCAGCACCTTCACGCGGATCGGGCGCACGGTGATGGTTTTGCCGCCCACGTTGAGCGGTTCGTCGACCGCCTGGACGAGCACGTCCAGGTCGGTCGGTGCGGGGTGTGCAGCCTGTTCGCTCATGATCAGGCCGCCAGACGGATGCGACCGAACTGACCGAGCACGCCGTCGACCGGCTTCGTCGAGTCGACCAGCGCGGCGCCGCCCAGGCGGTAGCTCGCCAGGCCACGGCCCTTGATCGGGAACGACTGAGCCGGATCGAAGACCACGCGATAGATGTCGACGGTCACCGGCTTGTTGTTGTCCGCCAGGTTGATACCTTCGATGCGCACCCAGCGCTCCGGCTGCGGTGCGTTGAAGATCGCGATGTCCTTCGTGCCGCCGTGTGCGTAGCTGCACTTGAACGGCTCGATGTATGCGCCGCCGGTCGTCTTGTCCAGCACGATGATGCTGCCCTGCTTGGTCCAGGAATACTGGCCGGACGGCAGCGTCTTCGGCGTGGTCGGCGTGCTGTCGACCACCGCGAAACTGCCCGTGATATTGCTTTTGCTCAGGATGTACGAACGGCCCGCCGTGATCGTGTTCGGCAGCGGCTCATCCGTCACGGTGCCTGCAGCGACGGTCGAGTTCGTGCCGTGCACGACCAGGCCCGCGGTTTTCTCGTCCAGCTCGCGCATCTCTGCGTTGAGGTTGGTCTTCTTCTCCGTCGAGATCTTCGCGACGGTCAGGCTGTTGCCGGTATCGGCCTCGACGTACTCTTCGCTGGACAGCGACAGATCGAGCGTCACCGTCTCGGTGTAGCCGACGTAGAAGCCGTCGATCGGGTCACCGCCCACGGTGCGTTCGTAGACGGACATCTTGCCCTGGATGGCGATCTGGGACATGGCAGTACTCCTTGGTTAAACCTGGTCGCCGGGCGATCAGGCTTTTTCGGTAGCCGGCGCCTGGCCGACAACGCCATTCGCACGCAGCCAGTCGGCCACGCGCTTCGGCACGGTGAGGGTTTCGCCCTTCTTGTGCGGCACACCCTGGTGCTCGTGGTCCGCATCGAGCACGACATCGACGGTCTGCTCGGGCTTGGCCTCGGGTGCGGCTTGGTTCTTCGCGCTCATGCTTCTCTCCTGTTGAAGGCGCTTCACTGACCCTGAACCGCGGTGAAGCTCGCGGTGATCAACTCGATCTCCACGCGGTGGCACAGCACACCGCAGAACATCACGTGGTCCATCGTCTTGAGCGACGGGCCGTTCAGCCCCTCGCCGAAAGTGGCGACGCCGGGCAGCGCCAGCGCCTCATAGCTGCGGAAGGCCTGGATGACCGTGTCGGCGAGCGTGGCGAACACGCCCTCGCTGTCGCGCGCGTCATCGACCGCTCGGTAACCGACGACGGCCCAGGTGTCGCGGCGTTCGTCGGGTGCGGCCGGCTCCATGCCTCGCCAGCTCACGTACCAGCCCTGCAGGCGATCGCCCTCGGCGAAGGCGCTCACGTACAGCGCCTTCAGCTTCGCGTTGTCGTTGATGAAGCGCTCGCGGTCATGCACCAGGCCGATGCCGGCAATGCCGGACACCTTGGCGACGACGGCCGCGCGCACGGCAGCGACGCTCATGGCCGGCCTCCGAAAGCCTTCTGAAGACCTTCACGCACCGCGTAATTCAGAACACCGGCAATCTCGCCGCGCCGTCGCGCGAACGTGCGATGGAACATCCCCACACCCAGCGTGCCGCGCTTCGCGATCGTCCACTTGATCGCGTAGGCAGCGCTCTTTGCCTCGCGACCGCGCAACCCTAATTTCTGCTTTACCCACAAGAGAATCGGCTCAATTGGCGGGATGTGTGGTCGCGTACCCAACTCAACCGGTATTGCGTAGCTCAACGAGGTGCCCACGATGCCCGTCACACCCAGACCAGGTCGCACCTGCGTTGCGTGCAAGATGCTGTCCTTCAGCGTTGATTGGTTCGTGGGCGTCAGTTCCTTCACGTCGGCGCTGACATCCATCATCAGACCGCCTACGCGACCGCCCACACTGTCGTCGAACACCTTGGGCGCGCGATCCCACTGCGCCGCCAGGCGCTCCAGATCGGTCGCGTCGACATAGATGCGTAGCGCGCTCACCGCCGCAACCTCCGCGGCACCAGACGCTCGGTGGCCGGCACGCCGGACACCACCACACCGGCCGGCGGCAGCACGCCGGCAGCGGCCGGCACGGCGTCGCTGTACTGCTTGCGCAGCGACTTGGCGCGGTAGCTCCATTCGCGTGCCGGGTGCGACTGGTCGGACGCATCGCCGGCCATGCTCACCGGCGTGTCGTTGGCGTGGCGAGTGGCTTCCTGGTCGGCCAGCAACGAGGCAGCCAGCATGGCCACCGCGTGGCGATGCTCAAGCGGCACGGTATCGACCGCGTCGGTCACTTCGTGCGCGCCGGTAAAGGTCAGCCGCACGTTGTGGCCGGCCGTGATGGCATCCACCAGGCCGATCGCTTCGCCGGTCGGCGTGCCGTAGGTGCCGTACTGGTCCGCCGCGAGCGTGAGGCGCGGAAAGCTGCCCACCGGGTACTCGACATCGAGCAGGCGCGACGCCAGCGCCACCCACCCCGTGGGCAGCGGCAGCGTATGGCCGCCCGTGGCCGTCACATCTTCGACGCGCGACCGGGGGCGATCCTTGCTGTAAGTGGCCAGCGCAGACGCAAACGCCCTGTCGCGCGCCGCGTCGTCAAACGAGGCGCCCGGCAGGGCATCGGCAATCAGGGCATGGAAGTCGGTACGCATGCCCGCATCGTCGCGCGCGCGCGACTATCGGTACATGCTGAACGCGGACGGCGGGGAATGAAAAAGCCCCCTAGGCGGCTGGGTGGTGACGACGACTTAAGCGTTGCGGTGCGCAGTTCCGCCACCGCCGAA